CCAAGGTCGGTCCTGATGAGTTTGAGACTAAACATCCACAGTTGTTTCCACCAAGAGCGTTTCCAGATCCACAAGCTTTACGCGGTCCTAGACCTGAGTCGGAGCTACCAGAGCAGAGAGCCATCCAACACGGATACAATCCTGTTGGTTTTAGAGACATACCAGGGATAACGCCGCCAAATAATTTAGTTGCAGAAAGTGGAGTTGGAACAGTTTCCATAGTTATATCTACACCCACTACAGAAGCACCAAGATTTGACAGTACGTCTATTACGTTAGACTCAACAACAGATACATTCGATGAGGGATAAGACATGGCTTTACAGAGCGTAGGAATAGGAAGCAGCGCAAATGATGGCACAGGTGATACTCTTCGCTCTGGTGCTACTAAAATAAATGCAAACTTTACAGAAATATATGCTGCACTAGGAAATGGCACAACATTAACGGACATAATAGATTCTAGCGGTATTATAGATGTAAGTTCTGGCGCAAATAAAATTGTATTTTATTATAGCGCACTTAGTGATTTACCAAGTGCAAGCACATATCATGGCGCAGTAGCCCATGTTCATGCAACGGGGGGATTATATTTTGCGCACGGTGGGGCATGGATTCGAGTTAATGATGAAACCTCTGGCCCTGTAACAAAATATACAGCGGGAACAAGTGGTTCATCGGCCTATACTTTTACTGGCCCTGGAGCTACTGCGGGTAATAATCCGAACTTTACTTTTTACAAGGGTCATACTTATCTTATCGACAACACGTCGAATGTAGGAAGTCATCCTTTGCAGATCAGAACATCTGATGGCGGCTCTGCTTTTACCACGGGAGTTACAGAAAACTACAACTCAACCACAGGATTGACACAGTTTATCGTGCCACATGAACCCAGTGATACATCTCTAGTATATCAATGCACTAATCATAGTGCTATGGTAGGAAACATAACAATAGTGTGATGATATGAGCTTTACATACGGACAACTAAAAACAGCGGTACAAGATTACACAGAGAATGATGAAACTTCTTTTGTGACCAATATTCCTACATTTATTAGGATGTCAGAAGAACGTATCCTAAAAAATGTGCAGCTAAGTTTATTCCGAAAAAATGCAACAACAAATTTTATCTCTGGTAAGAAATACTTACCATGTCCCTCTGACTTTCTTGCTCCATTTTCTATGGCATTTATAAAAACTAATGGAGACAAAGAGTTTATGGAGTTTAAAGATGTGAGTTTTTTACAAACATATACTCCTAACGAGACCACAACTGGAGAGCCTCGATACTATGCTGTATTTGATGTAGACAATTTTATCGTTGCGCCTGCCCCAAACAGTGCCTATGCCTCTGAACTTCATTATTATTACAGACCTCAAAGTTTGACAGCATTGACAGATAGCGGCACAACTTGGTTGAGTGAAAACGCTGAAATGGCTCTTCTTTACGGGACGTTAATAGAGGCGTACATATATATGAAGGGTGAACAGGATGTCATGGGTATGTATGCCGGAAGGTTTCAAGAAGCAATTACAGGTATAAAAATGTTAGGTGAAGCAAAAGAAACTACTGACCAATACCGCACAGGAATGGTGATAAGGACAAAACAATAATGTTCAAGATAGATGTAAGCGTACCACAACATGAATCAGTGGTGCAGGTAAATACGACAGAGAATCGAGGCTTTACTCCTGATGAACTTGCAGAGCGTTGCGTAGAGAAATTAATATCGGTCTCAAATGATACTCATCCGGGTATTAGAGACCAAGCTCGTGCTTATTCTAAGCACATCGAAAAGCTTGTTGCGTTTTATATGAGACAGGCTATTCACAGTGACCGTACAACTGTGTATAATGCACTAAAAGATGCGGGACACCCTCAACTTGCTGAACTTATAAGGAGACTTTAAAATGGCTTTCAGCGGAAACTTTATGTGCACCTCTTTTAAGCAAGAATTGCTTACAGGAAGTCACGATTTTACAAACGGACAAGATCAATTCAAGATTGCATTGTACGACAACAGTGCTTCATTCAACGCAGCTACTACAGCGTATACCTCATCTAACGAAGTTAGTAACTCTGGTTCGTATTCTGCGGGTGGTGGTACGTTGACAAACGTGACTCCAACAACATCTGGAACAACAGCGTTAACAGACTTTGATGACATTACGTTTACATCTGCTACAATTACTGCTCGTGGTGCGTTGATTTATAATTCGCAAACAGCGGGTGGATCAGGCACAACGGATACGGTTGTTGTTCTGGACTTCGGTTCTAATAAGTCTTCAACATCTGGGGATTTTCAAATCGTATTCCCCGCAGCGGACGCATCAAACGCGATTATTCGTATCGCCTAAATAAGGTGACATTATGACCAACGTCACCATAAATGATGTAGGATCTGGCGGATATTGGGGAGATGCAGCTTGGGGGGCTAACCCTTGGGGCGAAGCTATTCCCATCACTGCGGCTACAGGACAAGTTGGATCTGTAAACATAGTTGTAAAATATGCTGTTACAGGTGTTTCGGCTACAGGACAAGTTGGATCTGTTACTGTTGAAGCGGATGCTAATGCGTCTCCAACAGGGTTAGGAGCTACTGGTGCCGTTGGACAAGTTACACTTGCTACAGATCAAGTTCTAAACGCTACGGGGCTTGCCGCTACGGCGACGGTTGGTTCCGTCACTATTACAGGTGCATCGGACGTTCCAGGCACGGGGCTTGCCGCTACGGCGACGGTTGGTTCCGTAACCCTTGTTACAGATCAAGTTTTAAACGCCACGGGTCTTGGGTCTACAGGGCAAGTCGGCACGTTGTCTCCAAGTGTTGGATCTGGTGCTATTGTTCGATTTGATGGTTGGGGTCGAGCAGGTTGGGGTGATTCAGGTTGGGGTATCAGTCAAAGTCTTGTTGCTACAGGGCAAGTTGGTCAACTTGGTTATGTTGGTGGTGTTGATGTACCAACAACAGGTATTGCAGCTACTGGCAATGTTGGTTCTGTTTCCATAACGACTGGAGCAGGTGTTGATGCTAATGTCACAGGGCTTGCAGCAACAATGAGTGTAGGCTCTGTCACTGTAACAGCGGATGCCGATGTCAATGTCACAGGTCTTACAGGAACAGGCCAAGTCGGAACAGCATCAGGATTAGGTATTGCTAAGATAATCCTGACGGGGCTGTCCGCAACAGGCCAAGTTACGGTGCCTGCTGTAGAGGGTAACGCAAGTGTGAGCGTTACTGGAGTAGGGACTAGCGGAGAAGTCGGTTCTGTGTTAGTTTGGGATAGGATTGATCCAGACGCAACCGTCGTTTGGACAGAAATAGCAGCGTAAAGGAAACGATATGGCTACTTATACAACAAACGGCGGTATTAAGAAAATCGCCACAGGGGACGAATCTGGTACATGGGGTACGTCCACAAATACTAACTTTGATATTATTGACCGTTTAGCAACGGGGGTGGGGGATATTACCCTTTCAGGTACAACCCACACTTTGACAACATCAGACGGCACTGCTTCTGATGGTCAGTTTCATGTTTTAAATCTGGGAGGTTCTCCTTCTGGAACGAATACTATTACGATTGCACCTAACGATACGAAAAGAATGTATGTTGTTAGAAATGCTTCTGGTCAGACTGCAACCTTTTCACAAGGTTCTGGTGCCAATGTAAGTGTATTGAATGGCAAAACAGCGATGATCTTTTGTGACGGTGCCGGAACGGGTGCCGCTGTAACAGATATTTCAAGCAGCTTTGGTGCACTACTTGCGTCAAACAATTTGTCCGACTTGGCAAGTGCAGCGACAGCGTTGACAAATCTTGGTGTGACGGCGACAGCGGCTGAGTTGAACTACAACGACGTTACGACGTTGGGTACTGTTCAGGCGTCCAAGACAGTTACAGCGGATGCTAGTGGTGATGTAAAATTTCCTGACAACGAAGAATTACGGTTTGGAACAAGTGACGATGCAAGCATCAAACATGATGCATCTAACACAAAGTTTCTTCATACTGGCACAGGTGGTTTGTACATAGGCGCTAACACTTTAGGTTTACAAAACGGAGCGGCGACAGAAAGCTACTTCACAGCCACTGAAAATGGCTCGGCAATTATATACTACGACAACTCAAACAAACTAGAAACAAGTTCAACAGGCGTAAATATAACAGGAACGGCTGTGACGGACGGCGTTACTGTTGATGGTACGTTGGACATTGAGGAAGTTGTTGAGAAAGTAGAACCTAGCACTTCTACTACTGGAACTATAAATTTTGATTTTCTAGACCAAGCGATTATTAACTTCACTTCGGATCAAACAGCGAACCGTACAATTAACTTTCGTGGTAACTCAAGCACAGCGTTAAATTCTATGTTGTCTACAAACCAAAGTGTAACGTGTTCTATTGTCATGAAGCAAGGTTCATCGGCCTATTATCTGAATGCATACCAAGTAGATGGCTCAACGGTCACACCTAAATGGTCTGGCGGTTCAGCACCGAGTGGGGGTAACGCATCAGGTATCGACGTTTATACGTTTACAATCATTAAAACTGCTAGTGCAACCTTTACGGTTTTAGCGTCACAGACAGAATTTGGTACATAAGGAGATAAAAATATGCCTTTGCTTTCAACTTTTGGTGGAGGATCTGTAAGAGGTTTTAATCCTGGCGGTGAAGGAGAAGCAGACCCAGGCCAAGATTACTATACTACTGCGGGAACATATAGTTGGACTTGTCCTGCGGGAGTTACTTCTGTTTCCGTTGTTTGTTTATCAGGAGGTGGTGGAGCTATGGCTCCTCAAGATGTTTCTGGTGGAGCCGGAGGAGACGGCGGATGGTCTTACTTTATTAGCACTGGCACACTCTATGCAGTTGGTGGTGACGGTGCAACCGCTGCTCCCGCATTTAGTTTCAGCGGACAAGGTTATGCTTCTGGAGGAGGTCAATTTGGGTCAGCAGATGGCGGCGGAAATGGCGGAAATGGCGGTATGTATACCACCGCAGGCGGAGGTGCAGGCGGTTATAATGGCGGCGGTAAAACTATTTCTGGCGGTGGAAATGGCTACAACAGTAGCTATAATCAAAACAACGCACAAAACGGACAAGGCGGCGGCGGTGCAGGGGGTTATCAATACGCATCAGGTAGCTCAACGGGTTTAAAAGGCCAAGGTAGTAACGGAACGACAAACTCAGTTTCAGGCTCAGGGGGTTATAACCTCTCTTCTGGTGGTTCTGGCGGTGCTAACGGTGTTAATTATACCGTAGGGAATGCAACAGGTGTTCCAGGGGCAGGCGGTTGTGGCAACAGAGACAGAGGTGTTGGCGGTGCAGGCGGCGGTTTGGGTTACAAAAACAATATCACCGTTGTACCGGGCAATAGTTACACCGTAGTGGTTGGTGCAGGCGGTAGCGGAGGAGCGTCAAGCGCAACTCAGGGTGGCGCAGGCGGCGAAGGTGGCGTGCGTATAATGTGGGGCAATAGTTCGATTACCCGCGCTTATCCATCTACTAACGCAGGAGATCTCTAATGAGTGAATTTGTTACTCAATACGATGAGGAAAAGAAAGAGTTTGTTGGTAATCCTATGTTACTCAGTAACTTTGTGCGAGTGACCCCAGAAGCAACTGAAGAAAGTTTGCCCGAAGGTTGGTATTTTTATAACAAAGCTCAAAGTCAACCTCGTATGGAGCCTCCTAGTGTTTATCATTTTTTTGAGCTTCAAACTTCTATTGAAGGGAACACTATAACCGAAACGTGGGTAGCGGTGGAAAAAACAACCGAAGAAAAACTTTTACAACAAAATAAGATTAAAGACCTTTGGGCAACAAAACCAGATTTAGAGGACTTTAGTACTTGGGTATTTAATGAAGACGCTTGTACTTTTCTTCCTCCTGTAGCGTGTCCTTCTGATGGTTTAATGTATGGTGAGAACAAACCAGGGATAGATAAAAAATACTGGTGGGATAATACAAATGAAGAGTGGGTAGTAGTTACTGATGAGTTAAAAGCTGAACTAGACGCAAAGTAGATTAAAATGCCGTTAACCAAGCTCCAGTTTAAACCGGGTATTAACAAAGAAGCTACCTCATATTCTAATGAGGGTGGTTGGTTTGATGTGGACAAGGTTAGGTTTCGATTTGGGTATCCTGAAAAAATTGGTGGGTGGATAAAAGATTCTGATAATTCGTTTCTTGGCACCGCTCGTGCCTTACATCCGTGGGTTAGTTTGAATCTAGATGAGTTTTTAGGTGTTGGAACCTCTTTTAAGTATTACATAAACCAAGGTGGCGGGTATAACGATATCACTCCTATTCGTGTAACAACTGCTGCGGGAGACGTTACTTTTAGCGCAACAAACGGTTCAAACGAAATACAAATAACGGATGCTAATCACGGCGCAGTAGAAAACGACTTTGTTACTTTTTCTGGCGCAGCAACATTAGGTGGTAATATTACCGCTGCTGTTTTAAACCAAGAGTATCAGGTAAACAGAATTGTAGACACCAACAATTATATTGTTCTCGCAAGAGAGGTTGCTTCTGTAAATAGTATCACAGTTGATGGTGTTTATACTCCGACAACTATAAATGCAAATTCTTCTGATACAGGTAACGGTGGTTCTTCCGTTGTAGGCGCGTATCAAATCAACGTCGGTCTAAACACTACAGTTCTTGGTAACGGTTGGGGTGCAGGTACTTGGGGAAGAAATTCTTGGGGATCTGCTGCTACAATTGTGGTATCAACAGACACTTTGCGTATTTGGTCTCACGATAACTTTGGAGAAGATCTCCTAATAAATGTGCGGGATGGCGGTATTTATTATTGGGACGCAACAAATGGTGTAGGCACACGAGCGGTAGAATTATCTGGACTAGCAAATGCAGATAGCACCCCGACTATCGCAAAACAGGTGCTTGTGTCTGATAGAGATCGTCACGTTCTTGCGTTTGGTTGTGACAGTGAAGATAGCATTGGTACTCAGGATCCATTGCTTATTAGGTTCTCGGATCAAGAATCTTTGACCGATTGGGCTGCAACATCCACCAACAATGCGGGAGCCATACGTCTTGGTTCTGGGTCAGAAATCATTACAGCCGTAGAAACTCGTCAAGAGGTTGTAGTATTTACAGATGTTAGCCTGTATTCACTACAGTTTCTTGGACCACCATTTACTTTTGGTGCAAATCTTATCTCTGAAAATCTTACTATACGTGGTCCAATGGCTGCGGTTGCAGTAGAAGACAACGTATTCTGGATGGGAAAAAGTGAGTTTTATGCTTATGCGGGTACAGTGCAACGTATTCAGTGCTCTGTTCGTGACTATGTGTTTTCTGACTTTAATGAAGCCCAAGCAGAAAAAGTTACTGCGGGTGTAAATACATTGTTCGGGGAAATCTGGTGGTTCTATCCTTCTGCAAGCAGTGATGAAAATGATCGGTATGTTGTATACAACTACGTTCAGCAGCTTTGGTACTATGGAAACTTGACTCGTTCTGTTTGGCTCGATCAAGGAATTAGAGAGTTTCCTTTGGCTGCGGGTCCAGGTAACTACTTGTATCGTCATGAGAATGGCTTTGATAACGGAGAAACTACGCCTGCAAGTGCACTCACCGCGCACATTGAATCTAGTCAGATTGACATAGGAGACGGGGATAACTTTGCTTTTATCCGTCGATTGATTCCAGACCTCACGTTTAGAGACTCTACCGCAGGTAATCCTACTGCTACGATGACGTTAAAAACAAGAAACTTCCCTGGTGGCAACTATCTACAGACAACTAATTCTACAGTGACAAAAAGTGCAACGGTTCCTGTAGAACAGTTTACACAGGATGCACATGTGCGATTGCGTGGGCGCAGTTTTGCTTTTCGAGTTGAGTCAGACGCTGCCGGAGTGACATGGCGACTAGGTTCCCCTAGAGTGGACATACGACCTGACGGGAGACGCTGATGTCCCGAAACTTAACTCTTCCCTTTTTCGCTGTTCCTCCGGGGGAATACAGGCAACAATACTTTGCGGAGTTAGTTCGTTCTTTTACAGTATACTTGGCACAGCAGCAAAACCCCGGACAGGGGCGCAATACTGAACTAGTTTTGACTAACCTTCAGACTGATGATAGTGGCCTTGAAACTGGGGCATTGTTTCAGCAGTCAGGTTTTGTTAAGATAGCATTAATCAATAATCCGCATGTCCGTGGTTCTGGGGCAACAGGTGCGGTAGGAACGGTAACGGTGACAACATCATGAGTGATACTATTATTACAATGCGGGACGGATCGAAGTGGAAACCTTCAACAAGTTCTGATACAGTGCATTGTGTAAACTGTGAAAACGCAGTTGACACGCCCGAAGAGATTGCAAGCTACCCCGATGGGAATTGTCCTGATTGTGGACAGGCTTGGACAGGATCTGAAAAGCGCAGTACAAGTATTAGCGTAACAGCACCCGAAGCAATTTCAGGAGAGGCATGATGGCACTAGACGAATCAGGATCAGAACTAGAAAACAAAAAATCAAATCTGTTTGAATCTCTTGGTGGCCTTGTTGGTATGCTTACAGGCGGCCCTGTAGGGGCACTTGTTGGTGGTATCGGCGGAGCTTTGCTATCAGGTAAATCAGGAGAAGATGCTTTCCGATCTGGTATTGGTTCGTTCTTTCAAGGCGCAACTATGGGTGCACCGGGTCTTGCGCTCAACGCACTAGGTGGCGCGGGTGGTAGTGCCGGAAACATAGGCCGTGGTATCATGGGCGCGGTTACCAGTCCTCAAGCCATGCAACTTGCAGCTTTATCCAGTGGGGCTAATCCTGCTCTTCAAGCTTTGGCGATGGGATTGACGGAACAACAAGCACAAGGCAAAGGACAGAAAGACGGAATCATGGGTAACCTACTTCAAGGTATAATTCGTGAAAAACTTGATCAACAACGCTTTCCACAATTTCAAAACGTAATGTCAGATTTAGAAATGGCGCAGTATGCAAAAGGTGAACGCAATCCAAATTTCCGTGGGGTCGCGGCTCCCGGTACTCCTGTTGTAAGTTACACTCCAAGAAAATTGGCAATGGGTGGATACATTGAGGGTCCAGGGACAGGAACCAGTGATTCAATACCCGCAGCGATCTATCAGAATGGTGGTAGAGTTCAGGAAGCAGCCTTATCAGATGGAGAGTTTGTTATGACAGAGGCGGCTGTGAAGGGCGCAGGAAACGGCAACCGAGATCGGGGGGCAGCAAAGATGTACCAGATGATGGATCAATTTGAGAGGAGAGCCTGATGGCGGAGGAAATCATCCAGAAACAGATGACGCTACTTCCTGAGTATCAGGAAGAGTTCTTAAAAAATCTACTAGCAAACATCTATCAAGTTGACGAAGAGTCAGGAACTATCACAGGTGTCGCTGCTCAATCGCCTTTGTATGGACAACCTGTTTATCAAATGGAAGGGGGCGGAACGACCCTCGATCCAACACAGGCTGCTGTTGATGCAGAGGGGAATAAAGTACAATTCTATGAAGGTGCGGATGGCAGTTTTACTACAGATCCTAGTCTTGCTCTTACCGATCAATACGGAGAGGCTATCTTTGCCACAGAAGGTGGCGTAGCTGTTCCTGATGTCATTGGTTTTACAGACTCACAGGTTGATGCCCTCCGTCGTATGACTGGATATACCGATCCTGAAACAGGAAAAGTTGTCTACGAAGGTATGATGGATGCCTATCAGCCTTACTTAGATGAGGCACTTCAGACTTTTCAATCAGGCACGGGCATTGCAGGCACGGCAGGAACTGCTCGTTATGATCCTAGTGGTCAGATTGTATATGACACCGTAACAGATCCTGCTACGGGACAAGTGTCTCAAGTTGCTCGTAAAGATGCAGAAGGAAACGTAGTACGTGAGGGTGGATACAAAGACTTCTTTGATCCCTTTGTTGATGACGTAGTTGACGCGGCACAGTTAGACATCCAAGAAGCCTTAGAACGTGAACGTGCTAGGATAGGTACAGAAGCAGCATCGATGGGAGCGTTTGGTCGCCGCCGTGATCTGATTGAAGGTCAGGCAATAGGTCGATCCGCTGCGGAAGAAGGTAAACTTACCGCGCAGTTAAAGTCGGCGGCGTATACTGCGGCACAAGAACAAGCTCAGTCTGCTTTTGAAAACCAACAGAAACGCGGGATTCAAGCGGGTCAGTTGTTCCAAGGATTAGGAACAGGAATCGGGGCACTTGGCGAGGCTGCACAGAACCTTGGATTCCAAGATGTAAACGCGCTGTTTAACACTGGTCAGTTGGAACAACGTCAGTTGCAGAGTGAGTATGATGTTCAACGGGCAAGTCAGTTAGAAGAAGCGTATGAACCGTTTGCTCGATTCTCTTACATGCGTGATATTTTGTCAGGTTTACCTGCCTCTTCTACCGCTCTTGCGGCGGCAGCGACACCTAAAGCCAGTCCTCTAACTAATATTCTACAGAACGCAAACATAGCGGGTGGCTCAAATATTTTTGGTGGTCTTGGTAGTTTGAAAAATGTAAGCGGGGCATAAAATGCAAGGGATACATAACGCAGCGTTGTTTGGAGCTTCTCAAAGGAGTGCTAGAGATAAATTAGAAATGATGGGCGGCATCAAGCGCAGCCCTCGTGGGATTCTAGCGTCATCTCCCGAACTAATGCAGGCCGCTGCACCACGGACCATGACACCACCACCTACAATGGCGAGGCCAATGGCCCCACCACAGGCTACAATGCCCATGGTTCAAGCAGCATTACCACAAGTTCCAATGCAAAACACCGTTGCTCCGATGATGCAACAGCAGCCACAACAACAGGCTCCGGCTGTTCCAACAGTTCCACAACCTGCTTCTCCAAGCACTCCTATGGGGTTTAATGAGGCAGGCCCAGTAGACATTCGGAACCCTGCCAGTGCTTTTGTTTCTACCGTTGAGGGGATAGGAACGGGACTCTTTGACATGTTGGTTAATAAGTTTGGGTCCGCAGAAAAAGCGGAAAAAGAGTCTGTGAAGAAAAGAGAAATAGTTGCATCTGCCCAAGCAGCAACTGACGACCCTAAGAAAGTTTCTGATGCTGTAATGGTCGCGGCGGAACTTCCTCCCACTAATGAAAGCAAAATAGATTTTGCACAATCTGTCCTTGGCATTGACACCGATAATGTTGGAGAGATCGACGATGCAATCTTCAGAGTCCTGACATCGGACCCAAGCCTGTCTGGGCAGCGGCTACAACAAGCCGTGCTCCTTGGTCTAAACAACTACAAACAGACAGCGGCGGCTAGGTCTGCGGCGGCATCGGGGGGTAAAAGCGGGTTTGAACCCATGCCAACGTATATAGAAGCCCTGCCAAAAATGATTCAAAGTATTATGTCTAATGACCCTGGTATCAGTATGGAGGAAGCATCGGCGAAAGCTCAGAAGGTTCTTGATCCTTTGTACGGTAAAACAGGTGATGGTGCCCCCAAGGTAGAGTTAACAGCCGAACAACAAGCTATGGTTGAACAAGCAAGAGACGCCGTAAAAAATCAAGGTAGAGACCCCGAAGTGGTACGAAAAATGTTAACAGATATGGGTATACCATCAGGAGCATTGTAATGGCTGAAAATCCTTTTCTAGCTGCTCCTAAAGTTTCTTCAGAAACAAATGAAAATCCTTTTCTAGCTGCTCCTAAAGTTTCTTCATCGTCAGATTCAGAAAGAACCTTTAACATCAAAGGACTCTCAGATCGTGGCGATACGCTTATCGGAGACACAGGTATAGGTTTTGTGGATGCGATCACAGGAGCAATAGGCAGAACTGGCTACGCAGTTGCCGACAACATCATCGGGTTTGATGATGGCGTTGATACCTTTGGTGAGCGTCTTGGCTCTGGTCTTAGAGAAGCAGGGGAGGGCGTAGGTTCTGGTGCGATTAAAGCTGCCGAAGGTATTGGAACCACTGTAGCTTTAGTCCCTGATATTGCGCTAGGAACCGAATACGGTGACGCTATTACCGAAAGTTCTGAGGCACTTAGAGATGCGCTCGGCTTAGACCCAGAGGGTATTGCAGGAAAAGGCGCAGAAATTATTACACAGTTTGTTGCGCCTGGTGGACTTGCCGCAAAACTTGTCAGCAGAGCGGCTAAAATTGATCGTGCTAAAAAAGGTTTGGCAAATGTACCCCTGTCTACAAAGGAACGTTTCGGACTTGCCGCTAAAGAAATAATAGCAGCGGGAATCGCAGATGGTTTTGTATCTACAGACAACATGACGACCTTGGGCGACTGGGCAGAAATGGGTTACACACAAACCGAAGATCTGATTGGGCTTAGTGGTCGAGAACGTGCCCTTGCTCGGCTCTTTAATAAAGCAAAGTTTGGAGCAGAGGCTACGCTCCTTGGTGGCGTAGCACAAGGCGCATTGATGGGTGCAGGAAAGACAGTTGGTCAAGCAATCAAAAGCCCTACAGGACAAGCGACAGCCTCTGCATTGAAAGCTCGGATAGATCGAGCAGCGGAAAACGCAGACAACCTATTGTATCAACGCATGATGAATCCTGATGACTTAACTCCCTTACAACGATTCAAAGCAGACGCCATTGCTATGGCTACACCCAAGGGTTATCTGCCAGAGTCTGCTTCAGAAGCCAGATTTGCTATAGATTCTAAAACAAATGCTGCAAATAAAGCAGAAGAGTTTATGCGTAAAGACTATGATACAGCACTTAACAAGTTGTTCAAAGAGGTTCCTCCAAGCGAGTTAGAGGGCAACATTGAAAGGCTTGAAATTTTAAATCGCGGTAAGGCTTTTCTGGAAGAGGCTGACGAAAAGATTGCTGATGGTATTCTAAAACAAATGCCTGGTACGCTACGTCCTAGTCTTAGAAAATATAAAGAAAACTTACGCGGACTGAGCGAACGAGTTGGTGACTCTAAGTTTTTGAAGAACAATAACATAGAGACAAAAGATGGTCGAAAATTAATAGACATCATTAAAGATAATACTGGTGCCCATCTGCGCCGAACCTTCCGTATATTTGAAGATGAAAAGTATGTGCCAACACAAGAATCTATTGAAGCTGCGGATTCGTTTTTCACAGCAAATAAAAAGTTTACAGAAAAAACGCTAACTGAAATAGCACGTAAAGATGTTAACGAAAGGTTGTTGCCTCAAGAGTTCCTGACAAAGAACGGGTTGAAAAAGACAGATAGCCCTGAAGGTCCAGTGATAACTGTGCCAGACAAGATTACTCCTGACGTTGCAAAGAAAGCTCGTGAAGGTTTTCTCGCAGACAAACAACTCAAGATGCGTCAGTCGTACAAAGGTGGTCGCATTGCTAGGGACAGACTGGATACAGGTATGCTTGTATCTAGGGAAAAGATCCCTGAAACCCTAAGAGCTTTGATGGGGGAGACAGGATCCAAGGTTGTTAAGACCGATAAAGGCTTCAAAGTTTACCACGATTTTAGAGACTCGGCCCTTCGGACCATTGCTGATATGTCTCAGTTTGTTGCAGTAGATGATTTCTTTGGTCAGATGGCTAGACTAGCAGATCAAAAAACAGGGTTACTCAAAGACCTTATAATCAAAGGCGAAGGTCTAAGTCCGGCACAACGACAGGGTTTAGTTGACAGCGGGTATGTGCGTCTTGGTGGAGACTCGTCTGATTTTGGTGCGTTAAGTACACCTGTGACTAAAAAGTCTGGTTCAAGTATTCCAAACGAAGAAGAGATTCTGCTTGGTACATCTGGGTGGGGTAGCCTAAACGATCACTATGTGCCTCGACCTATGTATAACAATCTAACAAACCATATCATAGGTGAAGAAGATGGTATGAATCAAGTATTGAGAAGCACATGGAACTGGTTGCTCCGCGCAAAAGGTGTGTCTCAATACAGTAAAACAATTCTTTCACCTATCACACAGGTTCGTAACTTTACTACCGCTGCTGCCTTTGCTTTGGCTAACGGAAACGTCCCATTTGTAGGTCGTCATGGTAGCATCAAAGATGCGGCAAAACTTATTTACGGAAACCTTCTTACAAAAGGTGATGATGAAGTTATTGCTGAGTTGATGGACGCACAACGACGAGGGATGCTAGGAACAAATGCAGAGTTAAGAGAGATTCAAGACTCCTTGCGTAAAGGTGTAGGGCTTACTGCTCGTGGGCCTGAGAGCGGAATAGAAGCTTTGATTGCGGGTAGTCCTACTCGTGAGAAGTTAGCGAAAAGTGCGGGTGGATTTTTTAAACCTCTGGAAAATATCTACCAAAGTTCAGACGATTTCTGGAAGCACTTTAACTACACCGCAGAGCAAGGCCACATTCGTAAGTCTTTAGAAGGAATAGACTTTAGTAATCCACAGCAAGCTGAAGAAGCTATTGCCTATCTTACAAAGAATGGCACCGACATCTCAGAAGAAACTAGGTCTGCTATCAGTAAAGGTTCTTTTACAAAGGCTGACATTGATGAGATGGTCAAGCATCGTGCCGCGCAAATTGTGAGAGATACTGTACCAAACTATAACAAGGGTGCTACGGATCTCGTTCGTTTTGGGCGACGTTTACCTTTGGGTAACTTTATTACTTTCCCTGCTGAGATTTATAGAACAGGAATCAACATCGTAAGGCAGAGTTTAGATGACATGTCTTCAAGTATTCCTGCTGTTCAAACCCGTGGTCGCAACCGTATGATAGGTTTCTTGGGAACCACTGTTGCTGCACCTGTCGGTGCTCTTGAAATGGGCTATGCAATCTCTGGAGTTACGCCAGAAGAAATGGAAGCGTATCAACGATCATTCTCTGCACCATGGGAAAAGGGTTCTGTCCTCATTCCATTAGGCAAAGAAGATGGCAAGATACAATACATGAACTTCAGTACCTCTAACCCTTATGATGGCCTATATCGTTTTGCTGTTCGTGCAATGAACGAGTTTGAAGACGCAGTTAAAGAGGGCAAAGGCCCAGGAGCCACGTTTACTAATTCCGCTATGGGTGCAGTCAGGGAAATATTTGAACCGTTCTTATCAGAGGCTATGCTAACGGAAGCAGTAACAGATTTAGCCTTTCGTGGAGGTCGCACAGCCACAGGTGCAGAAATATATAATCCAGAAGACAGTACGGGAGCGGTTGTTTATAAAACAATTACACATGTCTTAAACACCATGGTGCCGAGTGTATCTCCTATAGATTTGGATGGGGAACCCGGAAGATTTATCCGTGGAACAGTAGGAAACATAGCTCCTGGCCTTGTGAATCCTAAAGACAAACTGCTAAGAGAACGTGATTTAGTAACTGAAACTATCCGTGCTTTTACTGGTGTCACTCCGCAAGAGTTTGATCCTGCACGGGGTCTTGAGTTTGGCGCATACCGAATGAATCAGGCACAGACCAACGCTAGACGAATATTTAATCAAGTAACTGATGATGGCAATGCTACGGCAGGCTCATTGAAACGTGCGTTCCAACGTGCAAACAACGCCAAGCTCCGTGTAGATAGAGAATACTATCAGATGATAGAGGATCTAAAGACCACTGGTATGAGTAACCGTGACATTATGCGTGTTCTTAAAAAGAATAACATCGGTGGGTACAAGAACATTGTACGTGGTGAGTTCCAACCATTTAGAATCTCAAAGAAAAACATTCAAGAAATGCGGGATGCGGGTGTCTACCAACTATATCCGCGTGATGAGATTCGTCAGATACAAAAAGAAATGAAAGGGATGTCTCTCAAGCCTGATACAGACTTGTCTGTTTCTCCTCGACCCTCGGTTCCTTCTGGTGAAAACCCTTTCTTACAGGCACCTAAACTTGCTCCGAAACAACCCACAGGAACAAACCCTTTCTTACAGGCACCTAAAAGACAAGACAGCAGCTTACAGCAGCCAGTAACACAACCCATACAAGCATCAATCCTTCCTACATTGACCCAGGCTCGTGCACCTGGGCCAGTAGATCCTGCATTACTAGGTGATAACCCAGTAACCGCTGCGCTTAATGCACAGATTGCGAACCGTCGTGGTTAATATTTGGATCTTCTTCGACAGATAGTTGTACTCCAACCCCACCGAATAACTTAATCATCTC